ATTCGGGTATCGAAAAACTTAGTACTCAAATTACTGAACTATGTATTTTGGTAAAAGGCAAAAGATGAAAACCTATATCAAGCAAAATGAAGGAACTAATATCGTTAATGGGCGGCACATGCCCTACAAATGCACTGCTGGAAAAATTACGATTGGATGGGGGCGTAATCTAACAGATAAGGGCGTTAGTGAATATGAGGCTACTATTATGCTTGACGCGGACATTTCTGATGCCTCGGCTGATCTTCGCAGAGTGTTCACTTACGATGAATTTGAAACCTTGAGCTTCAACCGGAAAATGGCATTAACCGATCTTATGTTCAACATTGGACTTACAAGATTCCGGGGATTCAAGAAGATGATTCAGGCCATTAAAGATAGGGATTTTGATAGGGCATCTAATGAACTTATGGATTCCAGCTATGCAAAACAAGTTGGGAATAGAGCAATAAAAAACAGAGATTTGATAAGGGGAGGGTGATATGGGATTCTTATCAGCAATATTAGGCGCACCGAAGATAGTAGATACCGTAGCAGATACAGTGAAGGGTGGTATGAATATGCTGGATAACGCATTTTATACTGACCAAGAAAAAGCAGCCACCGCCGGGAGGGTCATGGAAACATGGCTGGAAATCCAAAAAGCCACGGCAACCGAGAATTCTATCCGGTCGATTACAAGACGTGTTATCGCATGGTTAGTGATGGGGTTGTTTCTTTTACTTGTTCTGTCGGCTTGTGTTATCTGGAAGTTTGACCCTGCGTGGGCTGTATATATTAGAGACGCAATTATCGAAACTAAGTTGATGTACCTTGCTATGATAATTGGATTCTTTTACTTTGGATCGTACGGAATTGGGACGCTGATTAAGAAATAAACATAAAAAAGGAATAGTTATGAAAGTAATAGTCAATACCGCGCCAACTGTCCAGCCGATTTCCTTGACCGAATTAAAAGAACATTTGCGTCTGGATTCCGGGACGCTTTCAGACAACACAACCTCTACTCAATCCATCGCACCGGGTTCCCATGCAATAGCAGCGGCATATACCCTGGTCGGGACCGGTGTTGATGTATTGGGCAAGAGAACACTGGTCCTTCTAGAGTCTGGCACGAATGGCGTTGGGGCGACTGTTGATGTTAAGATCCAGGACTCAGATGATAATATAACCTATACCGATGTAACAGATGGGGCCTTTACTCAAGTCACTACAGCGAATGACAATGCGACACAGGAAAAGGAGTACACCGGGATTAAACAATGGATAAGAACTATCAGCACAGTTGCCGTAGATGCTTGTTCATTCGGTACCTCGGTTGTTGAATACGCTCCGACTGCAGCCGATGATGATCTTCTGGATGACATAATTGAATCGGCAACTGATTATGTTGAAGAAATAATCAATCAGAAACTAATCACACAAATCTGGGAATACTATCTCGACTCCTTCCCATCTGAAAACTTTATCAAGCTACCATTCGGGAACCTTCAAACGACTGATCTTGAAATAGTCTATACCGATTCAGATGGTGATGACACAACAATGACCCTGACAACCGACTATCTTATTGAAACCAACGGGACTCAATGTGGAAGGATAGTCTTACCGTATGGTGAATCCTGGCCTTCATTCACCGCATATCCATCTAAACCGATCAAGATAACTTTTGCGTGCGGGTATGGCGATGCAGGGAGTGATGTACCGGAGAAGATAAGAACGGCGATAAAAATGGTGGCGGCCAAGTTATATGAGTCAAGAGGCGAGGATGTGTTGGGTCAGAAGATAGTGCATGAGGATCAAACCGTTATGAGATTGTTGGCTTCTGTGAGATTGTGGGATGCGTTTATATGAACATCGGGTCCTTAAATAAAAGGGTGTCGATTGAATGCCCGACGAAAGCCCCGGACGGTATGGGTGGTTTTGATAACACCTGGACTGAAATAGCCTCCAATGTTGCCTGTGCGATTTGGCCGGTAAGTGCAAAGGAGCAGGTAGCCTCAATGGGTGTGGTTATGACCATGAGCCACAGAATCAGGCTAAGATATCGCTCAGATATTCGCTCCTCGTGGAGACTGAAATACAAGAACGATTACTTCGACATTGTGTCGATCGTAAATCCTGAAATGTCAAACAGGATGTTAGATATTCTGGTGAAAGCGGTATGAAAAACTTTACCACAGCACTCTACTTACACGCGACCACGGACACAGTTGGATCTGGATTCATGTCATCAATCGGCAGTCGGTTCTATGAAGATGAAGCCCCGCTGGATGCGGAATTTCCTTATGCTGTTTATTCAATGCCAGCCAACGTAAAGGACTGGCAATTTACGGAGAGATTCAGAGATATATTGTTACAGATATCAATTTTTTCAATTACTTCTGGGTCAACAGAGATTAAGGATATTTATGCCAAATTATTTACTCTATATGATGAATGTACCTTTTCTATTACTGGAAGCACCTTGAAATGGTTCTGGTTTAATAATCTAACAACGATGAAAGAGGAATTCACAACACCAACAGGAACGCATAGTGGGAGACACTACGCTGTGGATTTTGACATATACCTTGAGGTGGGATAAAGGAGAGAATCATGGAAGATGGAGTTGAAGAAGTATGTGATCGGTGTGGAAAATCAATCCAAGTTTCAGTTAGGTATTTTGAACAAGCCATGAAAGATGGGGAACTAATTTTATGCAATGAGTGTCTTGGTGAATATGTGGATGAACAAACAGAAGAAATGCCTAAGCGATGTTTTAAATATACAGTTGGAAATGTTACGAAAATAGATATTAATGAATATGGTACAGAAGGATGGGAGCTGGTGTCAGTAGATAATGGGGTTGCATATTTTAAACGGGAATATATAAAATAATTGTAAAAACCGGCTCACGAGGATGCCTTGTAAGCCACTAAAAAAGGGAAAGGTAGGGTAAAGCATGCAGAATAAAAACATAAAAGTAGTAAGAAACCTAATCCAATGTTTGAGTCTTGATGAACTCAAAAAACCCGAGATTGTAGCAAACCTTGTCCGAGCATTCGGAATCGTCCAATGGGGCCATCCGGTCTTCGGGGATGAGGAGCAATTCAAAAATGTTTCCGTCGATATGGCCGGGATATACCAAACGCCGAACCAAATTGCGAAAGCCCTCGTGTACCTGAGCGAGTTCAAGATTGAATCGTATTTGGAGATTGGCGTATTCCAGGGTGGAAACTTTATCTTTGTCTCCGAATACCTGCGCCGGTTCAATCCTGATATCAAATGTACGGGGCTCGACCCAACCGACTTCCTTAATCCCGAGATCCACGCGATAATCGAAAGCGAGGATTGGTTGGAATTTATACCTGCAACAAGCGATGATATCAAACAGAAATACGATCTCGTGTTGATTGATGGTGAGCATACAGGTGGCTGGCCAGAGAGGGATTACAACAATGTGGGCAAGTTCGCTAAGATATGTATGGTTCACGACATTCAAGAAACAACCTGCCCCGATGCGGTGAATTTCTGGAAGGGGTTACATAAGGAGAAGGTTGAGTTTCTGGATTGCACGTCGGAATTGCCCACGCAGGGGATAGGGATTGTTAAGGGAGGGAAGAAGTGATAATTAAAGGCGACTGTTTGGACATGCTTCCGACCCTTGACGCTGATTCGGTTGACTCCTGCGTAACCGACCCGCCGTATGGCCTGAAGTTCATGGGTAAGAAATGGGATTATGACGTGCAATTCAAGAAACAACCTGTCCAGATGCGGTTGAGTTCTGGAAGACATTGAAGAAGAAAAAGGTTGAGTTTTTGGATTGCACGTCGGAATTGCCCACGCAGGGAATCGGGATTGTGCATGGAGGGAAGGAGTGAATATCCACCTAATAATGCCATTCTCACGACCTGAGAATAAGGAGAAGTTAATCGAAGGCTACCGACCAATGAACATAATCCTTCATCCAATCATGTTTCTGGATGAGGAGATTGAGTTTGGTGAGTCATGGATTGTCCCGGTGGTAATACCTATCGAACATAAAGACTGCAAATCCTTTATGCCGGGATGCTTCAAGCGAAACTGGTTCATTCAAAATGAAGTGATAATTGATAATGATTATTATTTAAACGTAGACGATGATGATTTCTATGAGGAAGGGGTGTTCGATGAAGTAAAGAAAATGAATGATGAAGCTGTGTTTATCTCAATGAAGCGCGGGGATAATATCCCAGAAGGACTACCAAGAGAGCGACAGTATCCAACCTATCCCCTACTCGCATACCCATACAATGTAAGAGTGGGAGAGATCAGCACACAGCAGTTTATTGTTAAGGGGAGATTGTATAAGGGGAAGCTGCACAACGAGACGATCCATCATTGGGATGGGTTGTTGGCGTTATATTGGAAAAACACGGTACAGGTTGCATATAGGCCAGACCTGTTCGCGTTGTTTAATTACTTTGAAAAGGGGAGATGGGAATGATATCGATTGTGATGCCGGTGCTGAATCAGCAGTCAATGACAAATGTGTGCATTGAAACAATTCAGGCACACACGAAAGACTATGAATTAATAATTATTGATAATGGAAGTGAGCCAGCTTTCAAAAACGCACTAATCAGGAATGAAACAAATCTCGGTTTTCCAGTCGCAGTCAACCAAGGAATCCGAGCGGCTAAAGGGGATGTAATCTGTCTATTGAACAACGATGTATTTGTAACTCCTGGCTGGGCTGATCGACTTCTAACCGCTCTCGATACACACGACATTGTAGGCCCGGTTACTAATTACTGTGCAGGTGAGCAACGGGTTAGATTGGAACTTTACAATGACTTGGAAGAGCTTGATTCCGAAGCTGTCAAATGGTCACAGATGCACGATGGAAGGATTGACGATATTAACTGGGTGATTGGATTCTGCATGATGTTTAAGAAATCCCTATACGATGAGCTTGGGGAGTTTGATGAATCCTTGTGGCCATCGAGTGGGGAGGAGATCGATTTCTGTTTAAGGGCGAAGGATGCAGGCAAGAAAGTCGGAATAGCAATCGATGTCTATGTCCACCATGAGGGGTCGGTTACTTTCAAAGACATGAATGCGGAACATCCATACAAGGATATCATTGAGAAGAGTGAGAAGCATATTAAGGATAGGTGGGGATCAGCGTATGAGTCGCAGGGGGTGGACGCATGATCGTGACTAACAGAAAATTGTGCATAGGTTTTCCCTGTAGCTGGTCCCACGTTCCTTTCCCGTTCTTTCAATCATTCATCCAGATGGAGCGGCCACCTTTTGTTCCCATCATTGCCTGCAATGGCCCCATCGACGGTCTACGCAACAAGATAGTCCAAGATGCAATGAGAGTTTCGGCTACCCATTTGATTATGATGGATATGGATCAGACATACCCAGTAGACACAATCCCGAAACTGCTCGCTCATGGACTTCCGATTGTGGGGTGTTTGGTACACAGACGCTACCCACCTTTCGACCCCCTGATTTACCGTGGCGGGATAAACACCTATCAATTAGTATCAGAATGGGAGGATGGAGAGTTAATAGAAGTCGATGCGACTGGAACCGGTTGTCTAATGTTTGACATGAGGATATTCCACGAACTCCCACCGCCATGGTTCAGGTTCAGGCCAAATCCCGATCCAGATAGAGATGGTCATGTGGGTGAGGATTTCGGGCTGTGTAG